GGGCGGGATGGATTGTTTGCACAAAAAGTCCCTCCGGGGATATTTTTGGTGGCCAGGCGATGCATAGGGGGGTCATAATTTGCGAGACCCCTCCCCCATCCTCAAGCCTTATGGAGGACCCTTGGAAACTCGAAGCTCATTGTGTTATGAAATTTAAGAATCCATGCTAACCACAGACTAGACTGTGATCGACCGAACAACCAATCAAAGTTCAGAACAACAAACGTTGACTGATCGAACGACCGACCACAGGCTAGTATGGGTGCGGTGCCAACAACATAGAGATGCTATTGTTCACCACTACTTGGTGGAACGAGAACCTTCTTGTACAACTTGTTGTTCTCGTACACGATCTCATCCATTGCCTGATTGAGTGCAACAGCTTGATCTGCATCAGACAGTTCGTGAGATGTCTTTGTGATGCGTGCTAGATAGGACAGAGTGTAGTACTTCTTAGTCTCATCCCAGTTACGCCACTCATTGAACTGAGTTACTGGACTGTATGGATTGTCGACTGTAGTGAGCATGTACTCAGCTTCATCCATCATCCATCACCATCATCACCACGAAGTGCGCGCATCAAAGTAGACACGGACACACCAAGATGAGAAGCAACTTCAGCATTCGTATAGCCACTACGAAGCAGCGCAAGAGCACGGGTCTTATTAGAATCCGTCATCAACTTCTGCTTCTTAGGAGTTGCCAACTCCCTAACCCTGTCCAGATCAGCGTTATCAAGGATCTGTTCCAACTTGTGGTTGGTAATAGCACCGGCTTGAATGGCTTCCCATTCTTCGTCGGAGATCTTGATCTTTTCTTTTCCAGCTTGTGTTCTGGCACGGGCTGTTTCTAGCGCCATGTTTCTAAGCTTCTTTATCTCAGCCTTGTCCATGTCTGGATTGGCTGCCATCTTCTGCTTGACGACGGCGTTCCCAATAGCTTGCGCTTGTCGTTCAAGGGGGGCATTTCTCAGCGCAAGATTAAGGGCCGCGTCGAGTCGCTCAACTTCTTTAGCATACTTCACCTTGGCGCTCGGCGAATAAGGTACGGTTTTGGTAGCAAGGAGTTCCTTTCGAGCTTCGTCGGCCAGCGATTTCATCTTGTTCGCGTGATCGGCGTAGATTTCCTCGATCGGAGTACCTGACGACAAGGTGTGAGCGTCGTCAGCTTCTTCCATTCTCGTTGACTTTTCCCGAGACAGTTTGGGAAGTGTCTTGACTACCTCTTCGCCACGCTTGTTGGTCGTGACCTTGTCATAGGTCTCGCCCGTGTATTCATAAACCTTCTTGCCCGTTTCCGGATCGATCCGTACTTTTCTAGCTAGCGGTCGAACTGGCGACTTGGATCTTGAGATGAGCGTGGAAGCACCGCCAGTAGGCTGATAACGCTTCTTAAGACTCGCGATACCGTTGTCGAGTTCGGACTGCTTGTAGTTCAGTTTGTGCTTTTCGGCATCGATAACCACCATCGAATGACGGATAGCACGTTCGAGCTCTTCTTTAGGTGCACCCTTTGTAGTCATGTCAGTGATGAGATTTGAAATCAAGCCCATCTCAAGTCCTGTTTCGGACTTCTTCATGACTCGCATACCTTCGTAGTAAGGGTATGCGTGCTTCGGATCGAAGTCTTTCAAGCCCTCTAGCGACGGAGCAGTCTTGATCTTTCGATCGTTGTTCGGAATTACGAGAACCGTGTCGCCGTCGAAGTCAGCTCCAGACAACTTTTCTGCAACCGAACTATGGATTCCAATTGCATCCTTGGCGTTTGGGCCGATCAACTTTTTTGCTTCTGGATGCTTGTTGTTGACCCTAAGCTCGGGAATCTCGAAAGGACCACCATGCGGGTGACGAATCAGAACGACAAGATCTCCGTCATGGTAGTTGGGTGCGTAGACCTCATTCTCCTTCATCGAGTCGACGGGGAGTATGATGTGCGACGCGGTCTTGGGTAGTGCAGCGGCTTTGAGGTGCACAGCCGATGCGTCAGCTCCATCAGCATAAGTCTGAAGAAGCTTCTTTCTCACGCCTGGGTTATCGAGTGCCTTGATCTTGTCGAGCTCAATTCGCCTGCTTTCGAAGGCCAAACCCAACTGTTCTTTTGCCAGCTTGTTACTCTGCTTCGACAGCATCTGTGACGACAGAGTTTTAGACCACTTTTCCCAGTCACCTTCCGAGTTCACAATGTTCATCGCGGACCGGACAGTGTTCGGGATATCTTTGCCGTTCTCGTCCAGTTTGGGGATTTGTCGTACTGCCGACCCAAACGGATTCTCATCTTCAGTTTTTGCTGGCTTGAGGGCGTCTAGCTTGTTCCCGGTATCGCTCTTGTTCGTGTTGAACATGAGGTCGACCCCAGAAGGCAGATCGTCTTTATAGACGGCCATACCCTTAAGGTAATGTGTGCCGTTAACCAGAACACGAACCTGGGCGTAAGACGCCCCATCGAGTGTGAGATCGTCAACACCGGGACGGACATAGATCACACCGTCAGCGTCTTTGCCGCCTTGTTCAGCGTATCGAACTGCAACACGACTCTTGTCGATCGAAATCGGCGGCTGGATCTTGCTGAAGGTTCGTCCGTTGTCGGTACTGAAAACCAGGGGCGGAGTGATCTTATCCTGGTTTCGAAGCAGTTCCTTGTAGTCGGTTTCAGGTCCTACCAGAACCTTCAGAGTAGTCTCGTGGTTGGTTCCGAGCTGAGGGATCTTTACAGTGTAGACTTTATAGCCTTCAGCTTTTAGCACACCTACTGCGGTCTTCAACTTCTCTTTGCTGACGGCCATGTGAATCTCGACACCAGCGCCGACATCGATGTAACTCTTCTCGTCGACTTCGCTTCGCAGGATGTCTGCTGTATTCTTGGTGACTTGAGTCTTATCTAGCTCGCCTGGCTGTTTAAGAGCACGAACCTGTGATTCACCAATGCCCATGCGCTTGGCGATGGCGACGTTAGACATGCCCTTGTCCGCAAGGCGTTGGACCATGTTGATGTCGGCTTGTCTTCTAGCATCCGACGCGAGTGTTACCGTATCGCGAAACTCGCTGCTGGACATACCAAAGCCACGAGCGATCTCGACATCCGTCATTTTGGAGCCGTCTTCGAAGCGCTGTGCTCTGAGTTCCTTCACCATCCCCTGGAAGGTTCGAGCACGCTCTTCAGGCGTCTTACCGGACCCCCAAGGGTAACGACCTGACCTACGAAGAATTCCGTAATGCTGCAAGTGAGCCGATTCATCGATGTCCAAAGTGTCACCCCTTACAATTCTGCTTCTTTGCTTCGCTCTTCGATCCGCTTAACGAAGGCGACGATCTTCGCCATGATAGCTTCGATGTAGTCTGGTTCAGCCAGGTGTTCGAACACGTCATTGTTCTGATAAATCCGAAGGATCGTTTCGATCTTCTGCGGGTTAAACCCGTATTCCAAACAGAACATGGCCGAATAGACATACAGTTGCTTCTCGGATGCTTTGTTCTTCCCGTTCTTCAAATCATGGATTCGAAGCGTGTTCTTTCGGAAGCAGATGGTGTCTACAGTTCCGTAACAAAACGGAGAGTAGTACAACACTACTTCTGGCTCCATCTTGAAACCGATGGCGTCGTTCACATACATGTTGATGGTCTTCCTGACGTCAGGAAGCTCCACACCCATCCGGATCAACCGGCAAGCCAGTTCGTGCATCTCGGTGCCTCTACGGGCTGCCTGAGCGGTACTGATGTACTCTTCCAGCTTGTCTTCGCTGTAGCCGATCCAGTAGTAGTTACTCGCACTAAGAAATGCGTGCGTCCCCGCAAGTTTCGAATGATCGTTGAAGATCACTGAGTACAGCCTCTTCGATGGAAGGGTAGATGAACGCCGCGAATGACATGTTATTCATCGTCTGGACATGGTAACCCTGGTTAGGACGCTCCGGCGCTTTGGCGTCCTTCTTAACCTCAAGGACCGCCCACCGATCCCTATAAAGAATCAAGAGATCGGGGACGCCTTGAAGATAACCGGGATCTAGTTTCAGGATGTAGCAGCCAGGAAACATCTTTCGGAGCGTCTTAATCAGTTCTGCTTGGTACTTTCGTTCTAGCACCTGTGCGCTCCTATCCTGGAATCGTATCCTACCCCTCTATTATATGCCGTGTGATTTAAGCGATGTAGTATCTGTTTTCAGTATCTGTGGCTTACGCTACCAGTTCGAACTTCTGATGCGTAGGCCACACAGTTGCCGTGCTTTTGGTCGAGAGCATAATGTCCCGATAGAGCAATCCGAACTTGACAACTGCCGACCACGCATTGTAGAACTGCTCCTTGGTCTCCACATCCTTAACGGGCCTGTATGTGTTGAGCGGCACGCCCAAGAACTGGTTGAAGTACTTGGTGGCGAACCACTTGGGCCGCCACGCAAGGTTATTGACGTTGTTGTTGTACCGGTTGCCATCGAGGTTGATCGGGACGTCGCAGGTTTCGAACGGCCGAGCTATCTCGAAGGCTGTTGCCACCAACAAAGCAACAGCACGCTTGTACTGGATTCGATTCCTCGTGAGACCAACATGGACTACGCCTGCCTGGTTGACACACATCGTCATGTAGCGGTTGGAGTCGTCGTTACGGACGAGCCCGATCTCGCTGACGGAGTAACCCGGGAAAGCCTCTATCGAACGCCACTCTTCGTACATGGTGGGGAGAGCTCTCGCTTCCTTGGTACTGGTGGCCTACAATTGGTACAATAAGGTGCGCCGCTGATCGGATTGGGACGTACTGACCTCGCTGTCACTTTGTCACTTTGGAGAGCGACTTCTTTCTAACTTTCTTTTTTCAGTATCTAGATATTGAAAATTACTCCCGCGTAAGAAGTATTGTTGAAAGTGACAAAGTGACAGTAGGAGGCCTACAAAACGGACATTTAAACCGTGGAAAGGCTGCGACTCCCGTTCCCACCAAGATCATCCGCTGTATGGTGGAGTTTTGGTCGGTGACTCACAGTAGCGGATTTGACAAATGATCTTTCGTGGAAGTTCCGCTTGTTGTCCAACGCCTTCTTTACGGCCCCGTCGATCGTCGCACTCGCCAGCAGGACATAGTAGTAGAGGTCCGTAAAGGGAGTGTTGAGACGATCTATACGACCGTGTGCTTGATGCCACGTCTTGTACGAATACGTCAGTGAGTAAAACACTGTCGCATCAGTGCTCGTACAGTTCCAACCCTCAGCACCGGCTACATACTGAACCAGGTATAGCCACCGATCGGTTTCTGGAATAGCTTGGTGCCTGTGACCGTTCCACTCCGAAGTTGGGATCTCTTCGGCCAGTGTTCGGAGTAGTTCTAACTCGTAATCAAAGTTGTAGAACACAATCAAGCGAGGGTGTTTCTTGATCAGTTCTCGGACCGCGTCCAAACGAGACGGATCCGTATTCACGACTTTCCGAGCAGTGTAGAACAGTTCTGCAACGTTCTTCACCGGGGTGTCGTAGTAGACGTTCCAACGCTTCTTGATGACCTGATCATACATTTCCTGATCATAGCCAACGTCTATGATCTCGGTGTGCCTTACTGTATGTCTTTCGTAAGGCATGTGGACCAACAGGTGATCCCGCAATCGAATCAACTTGGGCACACCGATGTAGTAATCCACCTTCGGAAACTTTGTGAAGGTGTTGTAAACCACGTGTTCTCGTTTGAACTCGGTCCTGTTGTGATAGAACCCGTTAGCGATGAAGACCGTGGCGTAATCCATCCACGTGTCTCCAGGCGTCGCAGTGAGAACAATCCAGTTGTTTCGCTTAGCAATGAAGATGAATGCCTTCGACCATTCGCCGCCCGTCTCAAGACGTTTCTCGTCGAAGATGAAGAAGGCATCCCTGACGTTCTTGTACTTCGCGATGTTGTTCCACGAATCCACACGAAGTACACCCGCTACTGTAGCGTCCCTTTTTACCCCAACGCCAAACCTCACGAACTCCGTCTCCCAGTCGAGATCATCTCTCTTCCGGGCTGTGGTGATGACGTAGACGTCTTTCGGCGCTTCACGCTGCATGTAGTAAGCAACTGCTGTAAGCGTCTTCCCAGACCCAACCCCGCCTTCGAGGATCTTACCGTTATCGAGTTCCTCGACGGCCTTGATCTGGTGGGGGTACAGGTTTACTACCATGCTCAACTCCTGTGGGTTAGCCGCCAAATGCTCTTAGCGGCTCTGAACGGCCCTAGGCCGGTATCTTATGATTGTTTCTCTGGCGCCGCCCCCGGTTGCTGTTCTTGTTCGTCTTGCTGGTGCTACGCTGCCTTACCGGCTTCTCCGGCTCTTCCTCAGGCAGAGGCGAGTGGTCGTCTACGGCTGAGAGGATCTTCGTGACGTCCGAGATCC